CTTCGTCGGCTTTGAGAAGACGATCAATATAAGTTAATGCGGCCTGCAACCCGGCGTAAGTGCCCACTGCCTTGCCATATTCAAACGAAGCATCCTTACCTTCCAGTTGCCGCTTCATCGCGTCGTGAGCGACGCGCGCCTTGGCCAACTCCAATTCGTCAATGATGCGTTCAATCATGCGTTTTGTTTACCCTTTGAGATCATTGCAGGCGTTGCCTTAGGGTCGCCCTTAACACCCTTTGAGCCAGTATCGGCTCCCATCTTCCCGCCAGAAGGCATCTTCTGACCGTCCAATTTCTCACCCATCGCGAGCAACTTGTGCTGTTTGATGAATTGCTTTTCCATAAACCCTCCTTAGGGATTGATACCCGTACCCGTTGAAACACCAACCTTCTCGCCCGAGAGAACTTCGGCTGCCGCGATTTCCTTGGCAGTCTCGTTGTCTTCTCGGTTCGTAACCATCTTGACGTTGAGTTCCGCAGCCTGACGCTGATCCAAACGATCCTGCTTGAGCATCTCGCGCTGAGCGTTCTGCTGTAGACGCGCGGCCTGCTCTTGCGAACCAATCTGCGTCTTTTGAGCTTCGAGCTGAAGCTTCGCCTGATCGAGCTGGGTCGCAGCCTGATCGGCAGCGGCTTTGCGCTGCACTTCCGCCATCTGCACCGCCATGCGCGGATCTTGCGGACCAGCACCCTGCATCTGCTGCATGACCGCCATCGCTTGCTGCACGATTTGCGGGATTGCACCAAACGCCTGACCCGCATCCGGAACCACACGCTGCGATGCCATTGCTAACATCTGATCAAAGCTCTTCTTCACTTCCGCGCTGTTGGTCTTTTGGAACTCAGAAATGTCCGTACCCGCAGCAGAAGACGCGACTTCAAATACGTGAGTCGCATACCAAAGAGCGATATGCTCTTTGAGATGGTTAAGAATGATAGGAATGTATGTCCCCGACATGAGGACACTGCCGCCCAATACGGGGCTAGTGAGATAATCCAAGTGGACTTGGATGTGCGCAAGGTGATCCTGTTCCGGGAACGCTGATACCGGACGCCCCAAAGTTGCAGCGACGTTTTCATTGATGGCATTCATCTCCTTGGGCTTCGGAGCCGGGAGCAGAAGATCCTTCGCATTCGGGATCTTGAGCTGATGCAGGATGCGCTCTTCTACTTTGCGCAGGTCATAGATCTGAGGCAGAGCGAGCGCACGCTGAGCAACCGCTTGAACCTGAGCATAACGCTGGGCTTCAGAGAAGATGTTGGGGTCCGAAACCGGAATGACATCCATCGGACCTTCGAAGTCAGCGCGACGAACGATCAGTTCACCTAGCTCTTCTTTGACTTCTTCATCTTCCAAGTACATCGAGTTCAATCGATGCAGGACTTTTAGAGTGCGACCCATGGCGTCGTGCAGACGCGCATGGATCGCACTGAACACCATCATGCCTTGTTCGATACGAGCAAGCTGAGTACCGACCGGAACATTCGCGTTCGAGTCGGTCATCGTATCTAGGGTGGTGCGAACGACGCCCTTACCGGCATCGACCAGAAATCCAAGCAATTGGAACAAAACAGGGGAGGGCTGATTGAACGGAAGCGGCATCGCAATCTTGCGGATGTCATCGCTAAACGCACCACCCTCGATTTCCTTCACCTCGGTCGGATCAATACGCTCGGACTGTCCGCCTTCGCGACCGCCCTTCAACTTCAACATTCCGGGGAAGTTCGCGATGTGAGCGGAATCCAACAGCGCGCGTAGCGCACCCGTTGCCGCTGCGGAGATACCGCCAATCATCTGCGGGATACCGATGGGGTACGCACCACGCCACGGAACGAACGGGAACTCGATGATCCACTGCATCTCTTCGAGCGTGTCGTCTTCTTCACGCCAGTTGCGATAAACAGCGAGAACCTTACCGGTTACCTTATCGACCGAAAGAATGTACGGAGCAAGTCCGTAGTCTTCTTCGAGATCCGCAATCGCGTAGATCTCAAAGATCGTGCGCAATCCATCAACGTCATACGCACTACCATCGCGACCTTCGATCTTGTTGTTGGCTTTCTCGGACTTCGAGATGTCCGGCTCCATCGTGGTCGGAGCGAGATCCACATCGCGATACATGCCAGAGCGCACGCGCTGCTGGTATTCGATTTCCGTTACGTATTGAACGTGGGTCTTACGCTCAGCGCTGTAGAAGTTCGTTGCAGCGTACGGAAGATAAATGTCATCGATGCCAACGAAGAGCGGCACGGGGCGCTTCTTGTTCGGGTCCCAGCTTAGCTTCAAGTACTGAGCACCACCGAGTGGTACCTGAGTCAGCAGTTGCTCCAGCTCCGCGCGGAATTCCGGCATCTGCTGGGTCAACTGCCAGTTCATGTACTGGCTCTTGCGCTCGGCTTTGGCTACCTTGTCAGCAGTCGGGTCGCCAACGATGAAGTCCTTGACCGGTCCGTCTGCGGGGAAAAGTTCCTTAATAGCACGGGCAGAGAAGTCCACGCATACCTCAGTAAGCATGGGGTGCACGACCCGACTTGCGCCCTGAAACTGAGCGCCGCCCGGTGCATCATCACCAAGTCCCGTGCGTCGGATACCTTCTTCGTACTGCTCATCGCGCTTTTTACGCGCCTCTTTGTCCTTCGAGATTAAGCCCAAGAACTCCTGAGCCACCTCGTCCATGACCCCTTCTGGCAGGGTCTCTGCTAAGTTCGCGTAAAACTCGCGCTCCGCCTCCGGCTCTTCATCCTCGCCAAATCGAACAATCGCCCCACCGTCTTCGGTGTCTTCAACCTCCGAGATTTCCTCGGGAAGTTCGAACATCTCACCCAGATCTTCTCGGGCTTCGTTCAACTCATTCGGCTCAGACGCCATACGGATTACCTCTTGGGCGCTCATTCACAATCATCCTAGGCTGCAACGGCTTAGGCTTACTCACGCTTATCATATCCTTGTCGGCAAGGAAACGTAAACCTTGGGTACAAGCATCCATCAAGTCGTCGTGCTTGATCGTCCCCTCGCCCGAGAACGAGCAGAGCTGGTAAACCAACGGCTCCGCCCATGACCGGACTTGGTTCTTCCGTTTCTCGGACTCCACCATCCACACCATCCCGCTTGCAAACAGGTGGCTCACCATGTGGAGTCTTGTCAACTTCGATGCCTTGCCGGGGTTGTATGCATGCGCCACGATGCCTTCTCGGGATAGCATCTGACGGAGTGAGATTCCGCTGCCCTTATCTTCAATCACAATCGTGTCGGGCTTTCTGCCCGAGTTCATCATTCGAGACGGCCCGATCTTGGGGCGGATCATCGGCTTCTGTTCATCGTCGCCGTAGAAGACCTCCATCTCGCGCTTGACCCGCTTGATCAGATCCGGCATCCCAAGTCGGTCTTCCCAGCAATCGAGCAGAATAATGTTCGGCTTCTCGTTCTCGTAGAACAATCCCAACACCACACAAGCAGACGGGTCGGAGTCCGATGTCTTTTTATCGCGAGTCTGCTCCGTGAATGCGGTATCCAGACTCATCACGATGTGTTCCAGAATCGGCAGGGGCTTCTTCGCTGGCCAGAGTTGAACCCAACCGCGCTTGATGATGCCCTGCTCTTCTGGATTTAAAACCTCGGCATGGATTTCCTGCCGTCCGAGCGTCGTGCCTTCAAACTTCAAGAGCTGTTGCTGGAAAGTCGGAGCCAGGTTGTTAATGTTCTCGTATGTAGATGCGCGCGTAACATGTACATCCGCGCCATCTCGCTCAACTAAATCGCGGATTAGCGCCTTCGGCTTTGGTGTTGTCGTGGCTACGATTCTTGGATGGGTCCCTAAACGTAGCGCAAACATGATCATGTCCCACGCTTCTTGATCGTACTGCCAGGCTGCTAACTCGTCACACCACGCTCCGTGCCATTGTCCACCACGAAGCCGGTCGGGAGTCTCCGCGCTGATGCCTTTGATCAGAGACCCATTGGTTAAAATAATCTCCGAGAGCGAGCGGTTGTATTCCGATACTGTCTTCTCCGGAATGACCTGCATCAATCCCGAGTCACCCTCGAAGCACGTATCTCGAATGTCGGCGGATGTCGGTGCACACACCAACCAGCGCGTGTTCGGTGCCTTGTAAGCCTGCCACCAGATCCACTCTGCTGCGGCTCGGGTCTTTCCCGCTCCGCGTCCCGCGAGTAACAACCACACAGTCCAGTCCCCTTTAGGCGGTTTCTGGTGCTTGTGTCTTTTCTGCGTCCACTTCAGGCGGTTCTCATACGCCAGCAAGTCCTCCGTCGGGAGCTTATTCAGCTCCTTGATCAGAGGATCGTTCATGTCCAACTTGGGCGGGGTCCCTGATGGGGTCCCCGTTGCATTCTGTGTCATCGATAGCGCGAGGTCTTCTTCGCAATCGCTTTCGGCTGCGCTACGAACTGCTTACCCTGCGCTTTGCCTTCTCGCTTCGCACGGGTCGTTGCTGCGTACTCTTGCGCTGATAACGCTTTGATCGCTGCCTTTGGTAGATACCGCTCGCCCGTCTTCGATGACGGCTTGCCCGATTTGGTGGTCCACTCTTGAGCGGTCCAGTCCTTCAGTGACTTCTGTGGGGCTTTCATGACTTGTACCCACCGC